CTGGGTAGAGCGAAACAAGGTCATCCTTCGAGATGTCCCGCGTGACCTTGTAAATATACCGCGCGTCACTGAAATCGTATTCACGGCTTGCCGGGTCCGGGAACACCTGGCACCCGTCCAACTTCTTCCACATGGGCTTGCCGTTAATCAGGTTCTCCGTGTTGTCCAGGTAAAGCTCAAGGTGGCATTCACCGCAAGTGATGCCGTCCTTGAACTGTTCGCTTGATTTGTTGGCGTAATCCGAAACGTCGATGGACTTCTTGAACAGGTAGGAAGCGATCTCCGCCCGTAAACCATCCTCCTCCCCCTCCGGGAACGCCTTAAAGTCCGTCCGGTTCTGTCGTTCAAGGCCCGTCAATAGGTAGAGGTTCGGAGCAATTTGGTTGTCAGTCGCTGGCTTGATCTTCGCTTTTTCAAGCGTCGCCATATCCTCTTCGCTCCACTGCTCACCAAGCGCAAAGAGGAAATCATCTTTCTCCCGTTTGATAAGCTTATCTTTAGCCTGATAAGCGGCGCGGAAGTCCCCGTCAACGCGGGAGACTGTCAGCGCGTCTTTCTCTTCAGTTTTGGCGTCAATATCTGTCTTCACCTCTTCTTCATACATGGATAGCACCGTTCCCATTTGGGACAATAAGTTTTGGCTTCCTGGCCTCTTCCTTGGCCTTCTTCGTCATTTCTTCCCGCGCCGCTTGTGATTCTCTGAACAGCACCAAATGGGCCGCGTCTACCGCTTCTTTAAGCGATTTTCGGCCCATGAGAATCGCAATGCGATCCCAAATTGAAAGGCCACCAAGGACAAGTTCCAACGCCCTTTGACGCGATTCCAGGAACTCCCACTGGTTCAAAACCAGCATCTCCCGCTTGGCGTTCCTGGCCTGTAAAAGTCTGAATTCGGATTCTCTCATGTGTTCCCCATGATTTGATCTATCCCAATGAATTTGTCGCCGATCTTCCAATCTGGACATAACCCAAGAAGTGTGTCTGTTTTGTTCATGAGGTCGGCCTCTTCTTGTGTTTCGATATTGTTGAATTCTATCGCCATGGCTCTAAGATGTTTGACAACATCCACCAATTCGCTTGTGGACAACTTATTTATGATGTCTTTCGTTTCTTTATCCAAGGACGGCCACCCCGGACGAAGACTCCCGCCGCGAAAAGCTCCGTTCGTATTTGTCCATGGGCCGCGCCTGTGACGCCTTGTGGCCCATCTCTAGGGCGGTGGCAAGCGTTCGGAATGCGTCCGCCCCGTTCGAGGACCAATCATGGTAAGGCTGATTGTTGTAGGTCTTCCGCTTCTCGTCATACTGTTTACGGTAGTTCTTGAGCGCGTTCATCCCTTCCCGGCATTTCTCTGAGTCAAACCAGAACCGACCGAAGAGCGTCCGCACCGCGTCGATCCCGTCATGGATCGGGAGTTTAGGGGCGACGTTGAAATCAATCCCTAGGCTCATTGCGGTATCCCGTCGGCTCTTCCCGTTCGTAAGCTCTCTCACCTCGATATCATGGGGGGCCGTGTGCCGACCGTAGACGTAGGGCTTCGCCTTCATCTTCTGAATGTAGTGGGCCAGCCCTTGCCCGCTCCCTTCCATGTAGTCGATAATCCGAATCTCCTGGCCGACGGACTGGGAAAACCAAATTGACATCCTGTCGTTGATCCCGAGATCCCACCACGTGTCCACGGTTAGAGCCTCTTCATGTGGGACGTGGCCCACGCGCCCTTCCCGGTAGGCCCTGGCGATCAATTCGGCGTAATATGCCCCGGCAATAGGCACCGTAAAGTCGCATTCATACTCTTGGAGGTATAGGGCTTCGTTACCGTAAAGCCGCGTAATCTCAGCCCGCTCTTGATCGAGGATTGTTTGAGGTATGACTTTTGTTTCCGACGCCCGGTCAATCCGACAAAACCAATCTCTCGGGTTTGCCTTGGCAAGCTCGAAAATCTGATACCCATGGTTCTCGCCTCTAGGCGTGAACACGAAAATAGCCCATCCCCCGTTCTCCGCAAGGATCGGACGAACAAAGCCCCACGCCGTCGGGTCTTGTAAGCTATATTCGGAAAACACAACGCCAACCGGATTGGTCCCAACGATTGAATCCACGTTGTCCGATCCTATGACCTGGAAAAGTGAACCGTTCTTAAATTTCAATTTCATGTCGGCGTCGTTCGGCTTACCTTCGATCAGCTCCGCCGGAAAGTGGGCCATGAACTTGTTCCCGTCTTTGTCGATGCCATCCCACAAAATCTTCCGCCCCTGGTTATACGTCGGAAAAATGTAGTAGTAGGTACCCACTCGTTCAAGCATCTTCTTTGCCACAAGGTTGACGCATGTCTTATCTTTCCCGCTCCGACGGTGGGCAACCCACACAAGGCGATTTACCCCGGCATCAATGGCCTGCAAAATTGGGAGTTGATACGGGCGCGGATTAAAATTGTGTGGGACGGTAATATTAGGCCTCATATCGGACAACCGCAACGGCAATTGGCCCTCCGTCTTGCCCTCCAACTTCGAGTGGTTGGGCCGCCTTCCCCCATCCGCGATCCGAAAGCCATTGCAGTGCCTTTATTTGGATATTCTCATCTTCAGATTCCAAAAGACTAAGTGCTTTCTTAACAAGCGTATTTCCTTCCATCGTTGATTCACGAATCAGTTTTGGGAACGGATCTTTAGGCCTTCCATTAGGATTTCCTGATTTGCCCTTCGACCACGACGGGTTGCCTCTTGGCTTCATACCGTTAGACATTTTGATTCGCCCTTGTTAGCAAAAACCGATCGTGAGCTATTGCCGCTTCTTTTTCATCTAGAAAAGTCCCAATAAAATAAGATTTCCCATTTTCAGCGTGGCTCGTATACCACCGTTTCTTGCCTTTGTGCCAAGTTACACCAGGGTATTGCGAGTGGGTGCGTCCTAATCTTCGAGCCGTGCTGTTGCATATATTTTTACCGCTCGTCGTTACTTTTAAATTACAACGACGGTTATCAAGGCCATCCCCATTTATGTGGTCAACAACAAAGCCGGGGCGAATAGGTGACCCAATAACGACATGATGTAGTTGGGTGTGCTTTAGTTTACCGTCCGGCATGCGGACGTTCCTATACGCATAAAACAATCTCCCGTCTCTGTGCTTTCGGCATGTCCATTTTAAATCTGAAATAAGTTCATGGATGTCCGTATCGACAAGTGCAGACTTCCCTTGAGACAATGGGATTGTTTTCATGTCAATTTAAAAAATAAGCCCCCAGCCCTCTTACGAGGACCAGGGGAGGCGATGGAGTAGTCAAACAAAAATGGCAATGTCCCCTCCAAGAGGCCATCGCCTGTTATTATTTTACATGGGAATTAGTTCCGCGTGTTGTGGTTTGTTTTGCACTTTTTTGCGGATTCTGTTTTTGTGTAATTTGCTTCACGTGAAACCTTTTACATGCACGGTAAACCGTCCAAATAGAAATCGCCAGTTCGAGGGCCACTTGCTTTGGGGTTTGACCGTTGTCAAGGAGATTCACGATTTCGAAATCATGAGACCGTCGCCAGTAAATCATTTCGCTTTCTCCGCACATGGTACACATATGGCCTCTGTACGAAACACGGGAGACCCTTCGTCTCTCACCGACCTGTAGAACATCTCATTTGATTTTTCCCGGCACTTCTGGCAAAAGATGAATAGGTTTGATGTAATCTCTACAAACGTCCACCCATCCAGGTGCGGTATTTCAGCGTCTCTCTTTCGTGGTGACTTTAGTTTCATGTGCCGTCCTTACCTCCGAGTTGAACTGATAGGAAGAGAAAATGAACAATGCAGACACAATAGCGAGGAGGAGCAAAAACGGAGCATCTTTCCCCTCGTCGTACAACCGCCTTCTTTTCATTAAATACTCTCCTCCATTGCGTCCATCAACCTACGGTAATTATCAATTGATTCCGAAAAGGACTCTAGGAAATCGTTATCATTTGATACTTCGATTGCCATTAATGCCTGGAAGAGATTTGGGAAATCCACCGGGATGTTGATTCCTTCCTTGTCCATCTGCAACGCTTTACGGTAAACGGAAATTGAGTTCAATTCAGCAACCAGGTCAATCGGGCAAGCACCCGCTAGGTAGCCATCCATGAAACTCAAAATATATTTGCGTCGAACGCTCCCAGTGGCCCCACCTGCTACCCACTGAATGATCGGCCAAATTACATCTTGGAATTTACAAACGGCCCTTTCTGGGATTGTGTCGGAAGGGCTCATCTGGTAGGCGTTCTCGAAATCGCGGATAATTGGGCCATTCTTCCCAACACCGAAATTCCCTATGTGGAATTGGTTGTGAATGATGTTGAAATCGTGGAGGGAGCGAAGCTTTGAGCCAAGTGATTTAAAATAAGCAGTCTCGTCTTTCAATAACTTCATGTCCCTTGTTTTTATGTCCTTCTCCCAGTGGGCCGCCCCGGAGAACCGCACCCGCCTGTCATCTTCATTCATGCCGTAGACCACAAACCCGATTTTTCCAATAGACGTTGGGATTCGGTATTCCCCATAAGCCAACGGCTTGTCACAGAATGACAATGCTGATATTTCGAATTCAGCCTTAGCATCTTCTACCATCATGGACCCCTGTGGGCTCTTCCCAACCTTCCGCCTTGTGAAAAATATCCCTGATTCATTAAACGTGAAATTTTTCTCATAGCTTTTCCGGTCGTGGATCATGATGAAGTTCCGTATTTTCGGCATGACTCCCTTGAACCTGAGGATTTTCGATCCATCATCAAGCGGATTATCCAGTTTCAGATATACAGTTCTGCCATTTCGAGATTCGACGTATATTTTGTGTTTGTAATTCGATAGGAAAGAGTGGAGGACAAATTCATTTCCGGACATGATACCCATGGCAAGCCTGTGATCTAAATCGTTTAACTTTATCATCCAGAATTCGGAGTTCAACTTAAACTTGAACGATAGAATTCGCTCGAAATAGTTTCTAAAAAACGCTATGACCGGAAATGTTTGAACGTGAGTTATTTCCATCCCGTTAAAAACCTCAGTGATTTCAGCCCTTTTGAACCATGCCCCGGCGCAAAAGAAGTCCCACCGTTTGTAGCGTCCCAACATCGAATAAGACCGGACCCCGTTGCCATACTCAATCCGGATGATTTTGTTATCCAAAATGGTTGCCTTCCCATTTGAAATGGTGTCTTCCAGCCATGTCGTATCATCGTTGTTGGAGCCCTCATTTAAACTCAATAGCGTCGTTATGACCGCCAGGTGGTTCGAGTCGGAATCTTTTCTTTGGAATTTCTGCGGTGGAGACAACGCGAAACAATTTACCGCTATTACAAGGATGCATACGCTAGATAAAAACAAATTCATGTCTGTACCTAATTCTCATTCAATCTACCTTCGCTTCTTCTCTCTTCCATCTTTTCCATCCAAACATGCTGTCTTGACCTTTCCAGACAATAAAATCTTCGTAATTAAGTTTTAGGGCGGCTATGGCATAGAACTTAGGACAATCACACC